AATATTTTTTGGTGGGAATTATAATAAATTTTTCTTCTCCCGATTTTTTATCTAATAATTTTTGGCTTATACGTAAATTAAATTTACTCGATTCGATTGATGAGCAGACTGGTTCCGGTAAGCTGGATTTGATCATTCAGCTTCCTTATGTCATAAAGACAGAAGCAAGGCAGCAACAGGCTGAAATACGCCGAAAGAAAATAGAGGATCAGTTAACAGGTTCAAAGTATGGTATCGCATATATTGATGGTACTGAAAAGATCACTCAGTTGAACAGATCGGTGGATAACAATCTGATGTCTCAGATCGAATACTTGACGAGCATGCTATATAGCCAGT